CTTACGCCATGTGTACTTCGATGCACTCACTTCACGAGCCCGCTGCTCAGCGTTGTTGATCATCTCCAGCAGTTCGTTCGTACTGGTGTTCTGGTCCTGCCGGGTGTTGGCCCATTGCAGGAACCGTGCTCGGTCCACCTTCAGGTAGTGGAGAAGGACGACCGACGCCTGAGCGATGATGAGTTCGATGTATTCATCGGGGATGTAGTTCGTGGTGGTGTCGTATCTCCCGAACGCCACACGGTAGTAGAGGGTGCCCCCGGTCTCCACGATGGCCGGGTGGACGTGGATCTTGCCGGTGCCATTGAGCATGTCGCCAAGGACTTCCCAGGTCCCCTGAAGCGTGCCGCGCTCGTTGCCGTCTGAGTCCACCCAATCGACCCGATTGAGTTGAACGATGGCGCTGCTGATGGAATACACGTAGGTTCCTGATGTCATGGCCTGCGTGTAGGTCTCAGGGTCAAGCGGTCGCGCCACGCGGGGCCAGAGATCGCGGACGGCACGGGTGATGGCGTTGTCCATCTCACCGCTGGTCCAGGTGACATTCGTAGAGTCGCGCAGCGCAGACTGGAGATAGCCACGCAGAACCGCAGTTGTATTCGACATGGGCTACTCCAAAGGAAGTAGGGGGAGCCCCGAAGGACTCCCCCAGCTAGTTCTTAGGCCAGAGCGGTGGGCGCACCACCGTTGTCCTTGCCACCGAAGACATAGGCCACGACGGTGGGAGCACCGGTGATCCAGGTCGTACCGGTGGTCGTGGTCGTCTTGCGACCGATGCGGATGGCAGTGGGGCCATCCCACGGCCCCGCCGTGAAGACACCCGCCAGAACGGTCGCAGGCTCGGTGCCTGCGGCGTTCAGAGCCCCGGCAGCCAGGATGGTGCCGGTCGTGTCGTTCGAGGAGTGGAGGAGCACCGTGTCATCGGCTGCCCAGGTCACGCCACCATCGTGGGAGACCTCGAAGATATCGATGCCCGCGGTACCGTTGGTGCCGTCGTTGACCTGGATGATGAGCACCTTCGCGCAACCCGTGACATCGTATGCCTGCGTGTTGTCTGTGGTGCCATCAAGGTCGTCAGCGGTAGCCAGGGTCGCTGCGGTAGACCGCAGGAACCGCAAGCTGCGACGATTGATCGCCGTCATGTTCTTTCCGTCTGGGGGACCTGTCCCGGTCCCCCGGCTACATCACTCTCGATTTACAGAGAGGTAGCCGCGAACTCCGCGCGGTAGTAGTAGGAGTTATTCAGCGTTGCGACGCCGAAGTTGATCTTCCAGCCGACGTACTCCTGCTGGGCGATGGGGTCCGAGTGGTCCCCGCCCGGAGCGACGTGGTAGGACGAGAGGGTCTGCAACTCGCCAGCGCCCCAGCCCTTGATGCCACCCAGCGCGAGGGCTGCGTAGACGGTCGTGGTGCTGGAGAACGATGGGGCGTTGTTGACTTCCACGAGACGGAAGCCGTGGAGCTTGCCCATCTCGCCGTCCAGAACCATGTCTGGCTTGGCGTACTTGGCGATGTCCAGCCAGGAGGTCGCGGTGGTCGTGTCCTTCTGGAGGTCGTAGATGATGTTCGGGGAAGCAAGGAAGACGTAGGACCCATCCGAATAGAACGGAACCTTGTTCTTCCGCATCTTGGCGCGGAGCTTCAGGAGGTCAGCACCGACCGCGATCTCGGTGGACGCGATGTCCGACCGAACCGCGTTGGTGGACGCGCCCAGCGCGTAGTACGGCGTGCCGCCCAGGAAGACAGCATCCCGCGTGATGCGGTCGATGACTTCCTTCGCGGTACGGGTCACACGCTCCGTGGCGATCGCCACGACATCGTTGGGAGCCTTGACCTTCGCAACGTCCGTCAGGCCGACGATATCGCCGTACTGGCTGGTGGCAACGGTGACCGGAGTCATCGTGAGCGCACGGGCAGTCGGAGGCGTACCTTCGGTGAGGGGCGTCAGGGGGGTGGTGATGGAGAGGTCTGGATACGCCAGGAACATGATGGTGTCGCTGGCGGCGTCGAAGCGGCCTTGCTCAGCCCAAGCGGGGTTCGCCCACTGGAGTTCAGCACGCAAGTTTTTAAGGACGTTGCTCTGAACGCTGACGCGAATGGCCGCTGACCATGCCGAAGAGGCAGTGGATGCCATGTGGTTGTCCGGTCGGGGGTTCTCTACCCCCGGCTATCGGACGGCTACTGGTTCCAGGTAGGCCAATCCTTGACCGAGTTGATGATGCGGGCGGCGTATTCTTCGCTCATCTGCACACCGTCGTAGTCAGGGATGCGGCCTCCGGAGTTCGGAGCCGGTCTGTTGGGGTCACTATCCGGCACATCAAGCTCCTCGATGGGAACCTGCGGTGCCGCTGGGGTCTGAGGAACTGCCGCACGAGCCGCGGTGTCAAGCACCTGCTCGATGAAAGCGATCTGTTCCTCTGCGGTGTCCATGCCGATCATCTGCTGGTAGAGGGGCGCTGCCTTCGGAAACTTCTGTGAAGCTCTCAGGATGGCGTTCTCACGGGCCAGGGATGCCAGTTGGGCCGCGACTTCGGGGTCCTGCTGCGGTTCCTCCTCACCAGTGAGTTGGGTCCGTAGCTTCTGGAACTCCCGCTGCTGGTCAGCGAACTTCTTATCGTAGGAGGATTGGAGTCCTGCTACGCGCTTGTCGCTGAGTTCCTGCACGCGCTGGGCGATCAGGCTTTCGATCTCCGGTGTGATGGTCGGTGCGGGCGGTGTCGCTGGCGCAGCAGCCTCTTCCGGGGCGGCGAATGGATCTGCCAAGTTGCGTTGTTTCTTTCTGCTAGGTCACCGGAACTTCTAGCTTCCGGGGCTTGTCTTTGCTCTCGCGCACCAGTTGGGTCGCAAGGTCGTAAGTGAACACTGGTCCGATGTGGGCCAGCTTCAGGGCTGCGAGGAACGGGTCCTCAGCGAAGTCCTTGTCTTTGCCGATGACGCCCACCGACGAAAGCACCATCTTGGTGGATCTCGACAGGCTCATGCCATCATCGAATGGCGTCACGGGCAGCAGCATGGCCGCCGTGAACCAGAGGGCCGGATTGTCCACGAACATCCGCTGGTATTGCTCATCGTGGGCAAGGCGCTCGACGTGCTGCTCGTACAGATGGTTCAGGTACCACGCCCCGCCAAGGTTCGTCTTCTTGCCGAACGACTGCTTGGTCAGCACATCGAACAGCCACTTGGTGGCCTTGATCTGGTAGCTCACCGGCCAGAACAGGAAGTAACTGTTCATGATGCGTTCGAGGTTCGAGCGGTTCGTATTGCCCGCGAACGTCGCTTTCGCATCACGCCATGTGACACCGGCCCGGTCGTAGAGCCGCGCCAACAGCGGTTCCATCGCTACCCGGTCCTTCTCATCGAGGATGTTCTGGACCTCATCGACGTAGGTTTTCTCGACCCCCTTGTTGTCGAACCCCCACATCATCTCTTCGAGACCGTTGACCCACTCATCCTCGGTACCGCCGAACTTGTCCCGCAGCACTCCGATGGCCGGGTCCTCCTGAGCCATCGTGCGCAGGGCCTCCCGTGCATCGACACGCCTACCCGTCGCGGCAGCACGTCCGATGTAGCCCTCCAGGTGTCGAGCGTCCATGTAGCCCGATGCCATCGGATCGATGGCCCGCTCGCCCAGACGGTCCTCCAGCTTGGCGCCTTCCTTGACGCGGCCCGTCATGTGATACGTGGCGTTGTCGATGACACCGCTGCGGGCGCCACCGAACCGAGTCGCCTCCACTCCGTATTTCACCGCACCAAGGATGTCCGACTCCGCATGGTTCATGACGTGGAAACGCGGGTCCATCGCAAATCTGAAGAAGTGGTAATACGTCCGGATGTAGTGCCGCGGTAGTGCGGTCTTCGAGCGGACGCCACCGTAGGTCTCACTGATGAGCTTGCCCATCTGACCCTTGCCAGCGGTGCGCTTCTCCAGGTCGCGGAAGAACCGGGAGCCCGTCTGATCCAGCAGCTTGTGGATGTTGCGGGCGCCACCCAGGGCTGCCAGCGCATCCTTGCTGAAACCGGGGAAGATGTTGCCGCCACCGTGGATGCGGGCGTAGGTGCCGTCAGCGACCTCGGCCATCGTCTTGATGTTCACCGTGTCGCCACGGGTGTACATCCGGGCACCCAACGGACCACGGTGCGTCTGAGCGATGCCGTCAAGGGTCTGGAGGAACGAGTCGATATCCTTGACTCTGATCGTCTTGTCCGCTGCAAGGTGTGCCGTCTTGCCCAGCATCACGCCATAGAGCGCCTGCTTGGCATCCCGCGCCAGCGCCGTGGTCTTCACGGGTCCGGTGATGGCGTGCCACAGGGATGCGCCGGGTTTCCAGACCTTCTGATACAACAGGTCGGAGGAACCCTGTGCCGCCAGTGTCAGGTCTTTGATGACGTTGCCCTGACCGGCGTAGTACGTGCCAGCGTCCTTCGGAGCGAGCTTCAGGCGGTACGTGGGGTCGTACTGCCGCATCTCGATTTCCATGTCCTTGATCTTCGCCAGTTGCTCGGGGTCGATGCCGCCCAGCGTGGAGGCATCCCCGGCCATGTCCGCCGTCAGGCGTGGCGTCATGTTCTCGTATGCGGCGTCACGCTCTGCGAGGTAGACAACCTGACCCTGCGACCCGGAGGCGTCATGGGCCGCAGTGAAGGGGTCGGGGCCACTGGCCGCAGCGTTCTCGGTCATCCGGTCTACGAACCCACGGGTCCCCACGACCCGGTACCCACCGTGATGCGCCACACTTGCGATACGGGCATCCGCTTCCGCCTTGGTGGCGTAGGAGCCCATGCTGTACCACAGGCCATCAGGACGCTTCACCTGCGCCTGATGGGTGTAGGTCACTCCTTGGTCGGCACCCAGATCATGCTCTCCGGTGCGGGAGAACTCGGGTCCCCTGGTGACGCCTGGTCTACTTTCGCCCAGAACTCCTCTTTGCTCAGTCGCGGCCTTGCTGCCAGCGGTCTGGTATTCGAGGGCACGGATGGATCGCTGGGAGAACTTGCGTTCGGAGTTGACGAGACGGAGGTCTCCGGTTGCGGCTGCGAAGATGTCTCGGGCGCTGACGGTGCCTGCTGCTGCTCGTCCACGGGTACCCTTTCTAAGGTCATTGCTCACCACCTGCACCCATGCAGGGGCCGTGCTGACGTTCAGCCTATCACCGCCGACAACCGACTCGATGGCATCGGTGAGATCCTGGATGGCGGCCTCCTGGCCGTCCTTGACAAAGACGTGCAGCACACCCGCGGTGTCATTCAGTTCGTACTGCCCATCGAACGCCTCGGTGACGCGGGACAGCACGGCGTCGGTCTCCCCTTCCGCCATTCTCCCGATGTCGATACGGACGTGTGCAGCGTTCCGCGTCAGACCATGTTGGGCCAGCGCCTCGGGTCCCGACACGAGGATGGTGGACGCCTTCGCTCCGGTCCTCCGTAGAGAGATCGCCGCTGCCAATTGGAGGCTTCCGGGGTCGGTCCCTACATCCATGTGCAATGCGACCGCGGTGGCCCTTTTGCCCTTGCTGGACATCACGCCCTGCGTGGCTGCCCCGACGTTGAAACCGGAGTCATTGATAACCGCCGCCAGATCGTCCTCGATTGCCCTGGTGGCCCCGTTTCCGCGGCTTGCGAGCACGTCCGAGTACTTCTGCCCGTCCAGCCCCATCTGACCGCGTAGAGCGTCCTTCAGGGTGGGTGTGAGCACTGCTGCGTTACCGATGTCCGGGGCGCGTGACGGGTCTACCTGACCCTTCTCATTCAGCACGGTGCCACGGTTCGTCTTCAGGCCCTCAGCGCGCTTCTGGGCTTGCTCCACGCCCCACAGGTACTCCCGCATGGTCATGGTCTGCGGGTCCTTCAGCAGGGCATCGATACGCTGCACGGCTGCGCCGACGTTGACTTCGTGGGAGTCGGGCGCCTTCAGCCGAGAGAAGAAGCTGGAGGGATCGTTGCCTCGCGTGGTGAGTGCTGGGAACAGGTCAAGGAAGTCATCCATCCGGTGCTTCGGGATGGTGCCGTCCGCATTGGCGATGTTGTGCAGGATGGCCTTGGCTGCTAGCAGGTGTTCTTTCGGCAGCAGGCTGTCCATCACGCCGATGACGACGTTCCCGCCCTTCTGGAACCCGGCCTTCAAGGCCAGTGCTTCCATCCGGTCGGTCCATTCCTTCCACTGCCGCATGAACTCCCGCGGCTCGAACGAACGGTAAACCTCGCCAGCCTTCGGGGCAGTCCTACCGGTCTCCTTGTCGGTGTGCGTGGATCGGGGACCCTCGAACGATGACCGCATCTTCTCGACCAACGTCCGACCATCGATGCGCCCCTGCTCGATGTGGGAACGGGACACGGCGTCCAGCACGCGATTGTTGACCTCTGCCATCCCGGCAAAGCCAGCGGTGGTCACCGGCTGCCCCAGCAGCCCCGGCATGACCTCGGTATCGGCCACGATGGCTCGCGTGTAGTGCTGGAGCAAGGCGTCGAACCGCTCCGGGCCACCGGCCTCATCCTGGAGGAACCTACGACCCTCCGCGATGCTCATGCCCTTCGGGGCAAGCTCGGTGATGACCCGCTTCTCGATGTCCGTCAGGTGCTTGAACAGTGGGGTGCGGATCGTGAGCTTCCCCACACCAACGCCCAGCCCGTACTTCTTGGTATCCGCCCACGCTGCCGACAGACCGTCATGGACCGGGAAGTTGACCGCCGCCCAGAGATTGAACAACATACCATTGGACAACGGCTTGTCTTCCGCCATCGCGTTCGCAGCTTCGTACAACTGCTCGAAGATGGGCGACAGGGGCGTGTTGTCCAGGTACCCGGTATTGCTGAGTTCCTGAACGCCAAGCTGGGCCGCTGTGGTCCCGATGGCGACCTTGCGATATGCCCGCAGGAAGTCGCTGGACCCCCGTGAGAACAGGGCCAGATGGCGGGCCAGTGTTCCTAGCTGCACACCCTCGATGGAGCCTGCTCGCAAGGCGGCCATGCCTTGCAGGGTGGACTTGAACGGGACCCTGCTGATGTCAACCGCACGACCGATGGCTTCCATGCCAGTCGCCAGACGGTCCAGCCGGGTCATGTGGACGAGGGCATCCGGCAGCAGCTTCGATACACCGCCTGCCAGTCTCGCCGCGCCACCGAACGCGAGGTACGTCGTGGGGTCCGTGACGATCTGTCCCGCCACGTCCACGATGGGGTTATCGCTCAGGGACTTGTCGGCCCAATCGAACGCGGAACGCTGGCCGGACAGGACCGACCGCACGTCCTCATCGGAGAACCCGCGACGCTTCGCGGTCTCCCGCAGTTGCGCCACGGTCAGGTCACCGAACAGGCCACCGGCACCGGACAGCCATGCCGTCAGGCCGTCCACCTTGTCGGTGGGCGCCATGTGGTTCGTGGCCGTCAGGGCATTCATCATGCCTGCGTTGATGGGTGCCTTGGTGATGCGCTGGAGTCCGGACAGGGTATTGCCGACACCTTGCGCCACACCGCTCAGAAGGTCCCCCACGCCGGGGATGCCCCGGATGAAGTCACCAGTCTGGTCGATGGGTCCCTTGCCGCTCACGTTGCCGATCTGGTTGATGGCTGCGAGCGGACGGTCGTAGATGTAGCCTGGAGCCTTCGCGGCAAGCTCCACGCCCTTCATAATGGCTGGCGTGAAGTCGATGCGACCGAACGGTGACGGAGTACCAACGGGTTCGGTGAACGACTGCAACGGGGCAGGACGGGGCACCAGCCTGCGCGGCTGCGTGTTCCCGCTGCTCGGAGCGTCGATGACGAACTCGTATCCCACTATCCGCCAGCCTTTGTAAAGGCGCCGAGATTGCTGCCGCCACCGGTCTGACCCTTGCCGACGTTGCCGAGATTGCTCGGTGGGGGTGGCTTGTACTGGACGTTCTTGTGATGCTCAGGCTTGTGGGTATCCGGCACGTTGATGGTGGTGCCACCGACCATGACGACCTTCGGCTGGACCTTCGGCAACGGCGACGTACCCTTGCCAGTGCCCTTACCGGTCTGCTTCGGGGCCGGGGGCGTGTAGCCTGCTGGCTTGGCACTCTGGGCCTGATTGGAAGCGAAGAAACCGGGCAATGACTGGATGTGTCCCGGCTTGATATTCAGACCGAGGTCTGCGCCCGTACCGATGAGGCTGGTGAGGTCGGGTGGCCTCCACGAGCTTGGGATCTCGCCGTAGCTCGTCTGCGGGCCAGCGGACTCCGGTGGGTTCTGGGGCTGCGGGTACTGATGGATGGGGTCATTGCCGAACCCGTTCAGGCCGGATGGGACATCGAACGTCTTGCCGATGGGATCACCGGTGATCGGGTCACGTCCTTGACGGCGCAACCATTCCTGCTCGTAGCCCGACTGCTGCGACTGGATGTCGTTGATGCGGTGGACGCCCTGGAAGATCTGCGTGACGGCCTTCTCGATGCGCTCCGCGCGGTCGTCCGGGGAGTCAACCTTGTTCATCCCGGTCCATGCGTTGGCGAGCGGGTCATAGGGTGTGTAGAACTTCGGAAGGGTGTTCGCATCGGGCGTCACGCCACCGAACTGGTCGCGCCCCTGGATGTCCTGCGGGATGGGCACGAGCCCTTGGTCGGTCGCATCCTGGATAGCCTTGCGGTCACCCTGGTACGGCAGCGGATACATGCCAGCGGACGAGAATGGGCGCCACTCGAACTCCGGGGTCAGGTCACCGTTCATGCCGATGTACCTACCACCGACAGCGCCGAATGACGTGACGGGGATGGAGCCCTGGAACCACAGTCGGGTGCCGGGGTCCTGAATGAACGTATCGCCTGGGACGAGTTTCCCGTCCACCATGCGACCCGGCATCTGCACCATCGTCATGGTGTACGGCTGCTCCACGAGGTCGCCGCCGATCATCTGTGCCAACTGGCCTGACTGCGCCAGAGCGGTGATCTGTTGTTCGGTGAGTGGCACACCCTTGGTCAGCGTGGTGCCGTCAGCGAGCTTCAGGTTCTTGGCGGGCAGCAGCATGGCACCGACCGGGCCGGTCTGCCCCGGACGGACCCAGCGCATCTCCACGCCGGTAGGACCCTGCACGGGCACCTGGACACCCTTGATGTTCTGGCCGTTCTCATCCTGCCCGAAGTAGGGTGTGGTGATCTCGGCGCCAGTGATGGGGTCGAAGCTCGGCAGGAGCGGCACGACACCCAGCTTGCCCGTACCGCCGTCGATGGCAGCGATGGCCTCACCGCGGTCGATACGGCCCTGGGCATCGGACTGGTCCAGCATCTTCTGGACCATGTTCCCGAGGTCGTTCCCGTAGCCCGTGACGTTGCCATCCTTGTCGTGCTGGTCGGGATCGGCGCCAACGGCCTTCATCGCATCGAGGATGTCAGGCATCCGCTCGTTGATGGGCACGTCGGACGGCTCGGTCACCATGTCCAGCAGCTTGATGATGTCGCCCAGCCCCGGAAGCTGCGCGGTGACCTTCGGGTCCGTGGACAGGTCGTCTAGCGGAGTGGCGGTCTTCGCACCTGCCGTCAGGGACGTTTCAAGGACGTGCAGTCGCGCCTTGATGGCCTGCATGGACTTCTGCGCACGGGCCGGGTCGGGGTCCTCCAGCGCGTGATCGAACTCCATCTTGGCATCACGAATGGCGGTGTTCGTGATGACCGCAGCATCGATGCTGTTGCGCTGCGCAACGTTCGCAAGGAACTCGGTCCGACCATCGAACCGGTCATTCAGCACGGTCTCCAGACCCGCTGCGTCCGCGTACATGATGTCGCGGTCATAGATCTTCAGGGTCTCCCGGTCAAGTTGGTGCATCAGGTGTTCATTCAGGACGTACTCCTGACCACCGATGTTCAGGCGATCCTTGCCAGCATTGAACGCACTCGATAACTGGTTGATGATGTCCAGTCGCTTACCGCTGGCATTCAGCGCGGACTTGACCTCTTCGACGGTATCGGGCGTATCCCCGCCCAGCGTGGTGTCGTAGCCGGTGGGCGCACGATGCACCTTCGGTTTCCCGTTGCGGTGTGTGGTCTCATTCCCGACAGGCTCGACCGTGGACGGTCCACGGGAGTTCAGGCCGGAATACCGCTTGGGAGTGTCAGCACGCACGGGCTGGTCATCGACGTTGACGTACCGGATGCCAGTCCCGCGACCCATGACCGGGCCATCCGCGGTGACACGTTGCTTGATGGTCCCCGGGGGCGCCATGAGCACCTGACCGTGGAACGAATAGGTGCCGGTGCTGTCGGTGTAGCTCGGACCCCAGCCGTAGTTCTTGATGACACTGGCGTCCATCCACTGGCCCTTGTAGTCGGGATGGGTGGTCTTCGACACAGCCGGGTCCATGACCCAGAACGCATCCTTCTTGGCGTCGTAGGCGGCGATGAAGATACCGTGTCCACGGGTCAGGGTCGGGTTGGCGCGCAGGTTGGCGGGCATGTTGGCGTACACGCCCATCAGGACGGCAGGCTGTCCGTGGTCACCGACGCGAGCCTTGAACTTGTCAAAGCTGATGTTGTCATGGTTCTTGTTCTTCAGGCCGGTGATGCCAAGCTGGGCAAGTGCCGACTGTGCCTGATCGAGGTTGGTGCCCATCTCCCGGTCACCGGTCAGGTAGCGGAGGTCTGCCCCGGTGATGGCCTTGCCATCCTTGTCACGGTAGCCCATCGCCCATGCCAGCATGGCGGACGATGCCATCACGCAGTTGACCTGTGCGAACTCCGAGCCGTCAAGCTGACTGATCGCCCGGAAGATCTTGTTGACGTTCTGGTCGATGATCTGCTTGGCTTCTTGCTTGCTCGGACCACCCAACGGCCCAAGGGCACCGGGGTTCGGCAGCGGGGTCTCACCCGGCAGGGGCGTGTGGCCGATCTGGTAGCCCTGGTTACGGATGGCCTGATAGGTCTTCGGGTCATTGACCTTGTACCGCTCAGCCTCCCGGTAGTAGGCACGCATGGCCTCCTCGGGGGTCATGTCGTGACTCAGGAGCTTGCCCTGGATCTCTTCCAGCCGTCCGCGGTCCACGACCGTCGTGAGCAACTGATCCGCCTGCTGGATCATGGAGTTGTACTGCGCCGGGTCGCTGGTCTGGAGACCGCTGGACCGGGCGAGATCCTTCAGCTTCCGACCATACTCGTGCGGACCGATGACGTGACGGGCGAACTGGTCTCCGAGCGCGCCGATGCGCAGGTTCAAGTTGTCCGCCTGGACCCGCTGGGCGACTTCTGTGATCTTGCTTCTGATCTGCGCCTTGACCGTCGAGCCGTTCCGCGTGTCGTTCAGCTTCTCGCGGTAGAACGTCAGGAGGTCGGAGTAGGAGGCGCGCCCCTTGGAGATCTGGAGCATGATGCGCTCAGCGCCACGGGTCACCGACTGCGAGTCCCGCTGGTCGATCAGGTCATTGATCTGCTTCTCTAGGGCAGCACGCTTGTTGGGGTCGCCCTTGTACCCGGCCAGCTTGCCCTTCAGGTAGCTGATGTACCCGTTGTAGTCGTTCGACTTCTCGAACGCCGCAGCGGCATTGCCGTCCGCGATGGACTCCTGGTACTGGAGTAACGCTTTCTTCCAGTCAGCCTGTTGCTTGGGGTCGTAGGCGGTCTCAGCGACACGCTTCCTGATGTACGCGAGAAGCTGGTCCCCACCGATCTTCCCAGCGTCATACCGGGCGAAGACTTCCGAGTCGCGTGCAGCCTGTTCGGTCTCGCGCCGCTGGTCGGCAAGCTCTGCCTGCCGCTCGATGTTGTTCAGGTAGGTGTCAGCAAGGTAAGCGAACTGGCCGCTATAGTCTCCACCGCCACCGTAACGATCGGGCATGGTCAGCCCACCGCGATCTGGTTGAGGGCCTGCCCGCCGCGGATCAGAGTGGTGTTAGGGCTAGGTCCACCCGGCGCTGCTGGGGTACCTGCCTGCGATGCTGGCTGCTGACCCCCTTGGTTCTGGTCCTCGAACCCGGTAGGTTGGGCGGCGTATGCCTGCTGCTGCATCTGGTTGACCGCCGTGGACCCCTGGGCCTGTGCGGACATGCCCGGAGCGCCGGCCTGCGGCTGATCCGTAGGGGCTTGTGCCTGCATCTGCTGCTGCTGCATCTGGATCTGCTGGAGCATGGTCATGATGCCCAGATACGCCTGTGCATCGGCAGCGAAGAGGGCCGGGTCCATCCGCTCGGACTTGACCATCTCGATCTCGGCCTCGGGGTTCTCGATGCCCACCTTGTCCATCATGGACCGGAGGCTCTGACCCTTGGCATTCAGCAGGTTGATCTCCGTCATGACCGACTCCTGCGCGTCACGCGGAGTGATCTCCGGAGCGATGATCTTCCAGTTGGTCATGCCCTTCACAAGGTCCGCCACACCCGCTGTGCGGGGCTGCCCCTGCTCGTCAGGCCCGATGTCCACCTGTGGGTTGACCTTCGTCGCCATGAAGACCCACGACCGCAGCAGTTCCTTCAGCGTCCGGTAGACGCGGTTCCTGCGGGGGTCCATGCGGTTGGCGTGCGACTGGATCTGCACCGCAACGGCACGCCCCGAGATATCGCTGCTTGACATACCACCCAGCCCGATCTCGGGCAGTCCAGAGATACGGTGCCATGCGTTCCATGCCTCCGACATCATCTCGGTGATGGGGAACGTGTTGGCGCCCCCCTTGGGCACTTCGAGTAGCTGGCTGTTCCCCAGGTTGGTGGCCTCACCAGCCTTTGGCACGATGCCTTCCGGCAGGCCAGCGGCATCGTCTCCGGTGATGTACCACGCCGGGTCCACGTTGTCCGCCACGTATTGCAGACCGTGCGAGAACAGGCGGTTCATCTCGATCTGGAGATCGATGAGGTCCACGACGCTGCTCACCCCATCGGGGTTACCGGGCTCGTGGTCATGCTCCGTGACAAGGTACGGGATGTCATATAGTTCGGAGTGTGGCTTGGGGCCGTATGCCACCACGCCCCCCACGAGGATGGCGTTGCAGATGGCGTCCGTTTCCGCGTGGCGATACCAGTAGTCCCAGACCGCAAGCTGCCGCTGTTCGTAGTCGGACTCCTGCCGATACGTGACGTTATCGACGTTCTGACTCAGTGGGTCGGTGTGGTCCCCGACGCGGAAGACTTCGAGCGGCTGGCGCGAGTCCATCGGCGTCTTGATCTGTAGGTTCGGATATCGACGCCGGATCTCCTGCGGGCTGAGCCTGTATTCATACAGCGCCCAATCCTTGACGGAGAAATCATTGGCGCCCCAGCCGATACGCAGGTTCCACGGCTGCTCGATGAGGCTGACATCTCCACGCTTGTCAGCCTTGTTCCAGAACGTCTTCAGCGCGACCTTGCCGTAGATGCCCTTGACCTGACACAGGTCGTACATCCATACGTCCCAACCGGACATGTCCAGCCACGTCATCATCAACTGCTCGGTGCCCTCGGCCCGCTTGCGGGCATCCTCGGGGAGCGTGCTGGACGGGATGGTGATGCGCGGTAGCATGGCTTCGAGACGCGCCGACGAGTTGATGGTCGGGCGCATCAGGTTCAGGCTGACGTGGATCTTGCCCGGTCGCTCGGTGCGGTCAGCGGGCCACTGGTCACCAGAACCCCACCCGTAGATGGGTGGGGCATAGTAGTGGTGGAATGCCGTGTACTGGCTTGCCAGTTGGGCCTGATAGGGCTGGGATTGGCTGTATCGGGACCGGGCTTCGGCCTCAACCTCCATGACATCCAGCATCTCGCTGTAGTCGTCCACGGTCACCGCCACGGCTGGGTGGGAGTCGTGCGAGCCTGGATACGCATGGGGATGCTCGAACCCGCCGCCATGCTGCTCAGCGCAACATCAACGGCACCGTCGAGGGCCATCACACAATCCTGTCGCAACTTGTCGTCTTTCAGTCGGTAGTTCAATACCTCCTGCCGCACCCGCGTCCATGCGTCGGGGAGGAGGAGGTCGCCTCGGGTCATCACGGCCCGAAGGGCGGTGAGTGACTTCAGTTTCTTGTCGGGTCCGCCGAAGTTCAGCGCCCTCGATGGCTGGATCTCACGGAGCATCTGCTTGAACATCGCCCCGCCCATGCTGGTCGCGTCGTAGCCCGTGATGGCTTTCGACTGAGGCACGAGTCTCTGGGGATGACGTGCGCTGTTCCAGAGGAAGTGCAGCGATGCCATCTCATTCAACAGGGCTGGCATCGACATGGGCCGGATGTAGTGCCTGAAATAGACACCGACCCACGGCTTCGTCGTGATATCGATGACGAGCACCGCAGTGGGATCGCTCGACACGCTGGGGTCCCAGAAGATGACGTATCGGTGTCCGGGCTTCGGCTTGTCCTCTGCCGCTAGCTTCTTGGTGAAGCACGCCAGGATGTTCTCGCCGGGGACAAAGAACGCTTCTGCCGGTTCGAGGAACGCACCACGTAGCTGCTGTTCCTTGGTGGCCGGGTCCAGCGTGGCCTCCATGCGGTCCACTTCAGCCTGCGTGATGCCGAACCCGACGTTATCGGTGATGACGGACCAGCACACCGCTGCCCGGTTCTCGTCATCTACCCAGACCCGTTCCTCGGGGGACTCGTTGACCCTGCGGATCTCTTCCACGAGGTCGAAGTAGTCATTCATCCCGTTCGGCGTGCTGACCATGTGCAGCGGTCCAGCACTGGCGATCAGACGCATCATCAACGTCTCGTTGACAATGGAGTTCAAATGATCCTCGAACGCTGCCTCATCGAATGAGATAGCCGCAGCCTTGTATCCCTGGAGCGCAGCAGCCTTGTCGTCGCTGCTCCGGAACATACACACGGCGCCGTTGTAGAACTCCAGCCCGTCGTAGTACGTAGCAACCTTGGCTTCCGACACGAGTGCAGCGGGGAACTGCACTTTCCCGACCTGTGCCGGGTGGGAACCCTTGGCGAGCATCCGGGCGTCGGCCAGGGCGTGGTATGCCTGCTGCTGGGTAGGCGCAAGGTGGAGCCAGAGATATGGCTTCTCGAACCATGACTTCGGATCGGATGGATCAGCGCCGATCTTGTAGCAGCACCCCCAGAGGAGGAGCACCGCCACGCCGAGCGTCTTGCCGATCTGGTTGGCTGCGACGTGGATGGTGCGCTTCCAGCCCCAGCGCCAGCCGTCCTGCGTCGCCGCCGCGTACCTTAGCCATCGGGTTTGAGCGACATTCAACCGCAACCCCAGCAGTTCCTCGGCAAACACGATGATGTCGCGTCCACGGATGAGTAGTTGCTGGATGTCGGGGTTCGGTGTTTTCAATACGCTCCGTAATCGGGGAGGTAGTCGATGTACTTTTCCAGCGCGAATAGCTGGTCGATCTCGTCCTGTAGGCGCCGACGTTCTTCGTCAGTGAGCTTCAACTTTGGGTCGAGCAACTGCTTGGAAAAGCGGGCTTTGGAAAAATCGTTGTCGGGGGGCTGCACGTAGCTGAGGGGGTCGCCATAGCTTTCGCTCGGTCCGCTGAACGAGCCTAAGCGGGCGATGGGACCGGCTCCGACATGACCACACGCTTGCGGTCGATGTCATCCGTGATGAGTTCTCGGATGCTCTGCAACTGGCCGGTGACCTGTTCGCCCAGCTTCATGAAAATGCCCATCGCCACATCGGGACGTGCGTCCCGGTAGTGCTCGCGCTCCTTCTCATAGGAGTCCCAATCGCTGGCGGCTGCCTGCATCTTCATGCCGGTCTTGATGCCCAGGGACCGCTGCGGCTCCTTCGGATACAGGATGTGGACCTGGAAGTGGACTTCCCACACGCCCTGCGGGTTCAACACACGGGCTGTGAAGAACTCAGCCTCTTCAAGCTGCGGATAGAACCGCTTCACCTTGTCTTCGATGATCGCCAGTCGGATGTCATCGATGGCCGGTTCGCAGTCGGCGTAGGCGACCACTAGTCCTCAGCGCCGATGATCTGGCCGTTCTCCTCATCCTCGATGTCAAGCTCCGTCTTGATGACAGGCTTGGCTGACGCCAGCGCCTTCTGGGCACGCTCCAGCGTCGAATACCGGGCGTGAAGATTGGGTGCGTTCGGGTCGGAGAACAGGCCGAATGCCTTGGTCGTGGAGATGATCTCGTGGGCGTACTCCGGTTCCGTCGCCTGCTGGTCGTTCCACCAGATGGTTCCGTCCTGGAACTCCCACAACTGGTCGAGCTTCGACAGCACGTCATAGAGATCCTGTGATGGCTGGATCTCACGGAGCAGGAACACGCTGGTGTCCATCATGACTAAGACAGAACCTCCACGGCGTCACCCTCGATGACCCTGACGGTCGGCGCGAGTGTCGTCATCAACTTGATAAGCTCGGCCAGCCCGGATTTCGCGCTGTCCTTGGATTGCTTGATGGTGGTGGCAGCCTTCAGGGCTTGGTCCAACGTCACGTCGTCAGGACGATCCGCCACGCGCTGCATCCCGATCGAGACCAGCGACTCCAGGAACAGATCGGGGCTGGAGACTGGCGCTGTCTGGAGCGCCTGCTTTTCAGCCCGCTGCACCGCATTGACGATCTTGTCCTGCGGGTGCATCACATGGTCCCGGTGCTTCCGGATGGTGACGTGGCTGGCCTTCATCTCGGGGATGCCGCGGGTCTCGCACCACTCATTCAACTGGCGCGGTGACCATTTCTCCCTGACTCGGGCGTTGTATTCAGCCTGCGCTCGTCCGTCCTTCAGGCTGCACAGCTTGCAGTAGCCCTGATGACCGAACCCTCGGATATCGAGGTTCTGTGTGGTGAAGTTGGGTCGGGCCATCTACGACCAGCGAGCCCGGAAGGAGCCGAGCCTCCGTCGTAGACGGCGAATGGCACGGTCGGCACCGTCCACGGTCACACGCGGGCTGTCCACGGTCACGTTTGCGTCGTCCACGGTATGGGCCATATCAGGCAGTCATGTAGACAAAGGACGCGAGCATGTCCGAGTTGCTCTGGACCATGACATCAGTCACCCGAGTCACGGTTGGCGCGGTTCCCATCCAGAGCGCAGCCGTGGTGGCGCCGACGTTCGTGAGGGCCATGAGCGGAGCCGTCAGTCCAGCCGCGAAGTTCGCGTAATAGGCGAACGCCCCGGAACTCGCGTAGGTCCCCGATGACGCGAACGGCAGGCCACCGATGTTCGCATTCCCGGTGGAACTGCCCTTGTTCGTCAACGTGATACGGAGCGTCACGAATACCAGCGGCCCGACCTTCACCCACGATCCGGTCTGCGCGGAGTAGGTGATGCCGGTCGCGGCGCCATTGAACGTCAGCCCCGGTGTCCAGGTGCCGCTGGACCCGTCGGTCCCGGTATTGGCGACCACCCATGTGGACGTTCCCGTCGCGCCGTTCGAGAGGTCGGTTCCGTTGCCGCTGAGGTTGTTGCCCACGATGAGGAACCGGTCGCTGGTACCCGTCGAGATGTAGATGCCGTACGTGTCGCAGCCGGTGATGGTGTTCCCGACGATGGAGAAGTCGGGCACGTTGGGCGAGACGAAAATGCCCTGACCGCAGTCGCGGATCTGGTTGCCGACGATGCGGATGTTCGTGTCCGCTGTGTCCTGGAGCACGATGCCGTAGTGGGGGATGCCTTCGATCCGGTTGCCGATGATGAGGATGTCATCGCTGTTGGGCTCGATGCCGCTGGTCCCGGTGCTGGAGGCAGGATGGTCCGACGTACACTCGATGAGCGTCTCGGTGATCTCGTGGCCGTGCGATGTCCCCCCGCCCGCGTTGCTGTGGACGAGGTGGAGCTGCCCGCCTCCTGTGTTGGTCGCCATCTGATGGTTGTCGTACAGGTGGCACCGACTGACCTGCGTCTGCTCCCCGCCCAGGGCGATGCCGCCCCAATAGCAGTCGTGGACGATGGTGTCCAGGACGCGATGCCCTCGGTCCGCCGTGCTGGCGCCCCAGATGCCGTACCGCATCGGGCCATCCTGGATGCCGACCTTCCCGGTGGCGGTCCCTGCGACGGTGCAGTTGGCGGAAACGGTGAACGTCCGGGCGCCGGTCTTCGTGATGGTGTAGGACGTGGAGTTGGCGACACCCGTCGAGTTGTTCCCGGCAAACCTGATGTCCTGCCCCGTCACGAGGTCGTGGTCGGTCAGGGTCGTCACCACGGGCGCCGTGGGGTGCTGGGAGATCGAGACGATGTCGCGGTAGATGTCCCCCGCCGCGTGGCCCTCGATCACACACCCATCGATGGTGACGTTCTCGCCGCCCATGCAGATGCCGTACGCTGGGCTTCCTTTGAGCTTGACGCGTGACAGGCGCGAGCGAGTCCCCAGGAGGTAGACATCGAACCAGCCGCCCGGATAGATATCGTCAGTCGTGGTGATGAGGGCAGCGCCGTCACTGTCGAGCGTCAAGTCCTCGATGGCTGCGTCAACCGGGTTCCCCGGAGTGTCCGAGAAGTTCACGATCGAGCTTGTCCGGTCCGTGGCACTCTCGGTGCCATAGATCGACAGACGCTTGATGGTGGTCGCACCCATCCCCGCGCCCCTCAGCGTCACATACGAGGGGATGATCAGGCAGGCGTCCACGTACCACGTGCCGGGCGGGACATAGACGACTCCGGGGCCATCGTCAAGCGCCGCGTTGATCGCCGTCGAATCGTCACCGGATCCCGTCGCACCGTATCCCCTGATGTCTCGGACAGCGCCCTCCAGTGTCGCCTCGATTGCCTGGACCGCTGACTTCAGCGCGGCATGGACGGGGACATGGGCGGTAGCGAGAGCCTGACCGGCGGGGAGGTCAGCGATGGTCGTCATCGACTATCCACCGAACGCGACGGACGCGAGATAACGGACATCAGCACCGCTCAGCACGCGGTCACGCCAATACGCGCTCCGGTAGATCACTCCGGGGAACAGGCTACCGGAGTTCGTGGCGGCGATGAAGATGCCTGCCGTGGACGGGATGCCCCATGAGCCTGCCAGCGTGGTGCTCGATGCCTCCACGAGGCTGCTATTCGCAGCAACGTAGAGGCGGCCTGTCGTCCCGTCGAACGTCCCTACCGCAAGCCGGATACGACCGTCGTTCACTGCTCCAGCAGCGGACACGGTGCAATGGGCGACGTTATTGAGCTGGAAGGGGGTGAAATCGACCGTGTGTGTGGTTGTGAGTGCGAACTTCCACTGGAACTGCCCAGCCGTCCCCCTGCCCGCGAGGTTCCGCACCGAGGCCGTGGCATCGGTGAGGGAGAAGATCGACAGGAAGGACATGCTCGTGGTCGGGTTGGGGATGCTCGTGGCGGTCGTTGCGAACTGCCCCGAGCCGCTCCACGCGATGCCCCGCGTGATGGGGTCCGGTGCCGTCACGCCGTAGGTCGGGGTCCCGGTGACGGTGGCCGGGTAGAGCTTTCGCGGTGTCTGGACCGTGCCCACCGTGATGTCTGAGCCGAAGTTGAATGCAGAACCGCCAGCCGTAGCCGAGAACTGGAACGTCTGCGCGGCGAGGTTGGCGGCGATGACGAAATAGGTCGTACCGACCACGACATTCGAGCCACCGGTCAGGGTGCCGACGAACGTGATCTGGTCCCCAGCGGCCAGTCCGTGAACACTGGTGGTGTCCACGATGTCGTCCGCATCGGCGGACGTGGCGAGCGTGACGAGGGCGCTGCTACCGGAGATATCGTGCAGCGGACCAGCACTGTCGTCCATCGGCCAGTAGGCGTTCGGCTGGTAGGCCAGGATGGCGCTGTCCAGTAGATCGCGGCTTCTTCGATCTTCCCTCAGGTGCGAACCAACGCGTCTCAAACGTCAGGCGTCCTGACGAGTCGGACCGTAAGGTCGGTCGTGGAGGCATAAGACGGAGTTGAGCCGACAGAGGTCACGAGATATCCGAAGAGAGACGTGGACCCCGATGTCACGCAGACCTTGTCCACCTTGCGGGTAGAGAACTGGTTCAGGGTGGTTGCGGACCCGACGTAGTACGGACCGCTGTCGATGATGCCGACACAGGTCGCCATGTCGCCGTCAGTCGGCTGCCACGCGTTGTTGTCGCCGGGTGAGGTCAGCGTGGGCGCAGCGTTGAACAGCCATAGCTGGAGGGCCGCTCCGACGTTCGCCTTCGACAGAATGTGCATCTCATCGATACGACAAGCGTTGCCAGCCGTGCTCACCATGTTGGTGAACGTCAGGAGCGTGCCGACCTGATCGAGCGCCGCGTAGGCGCCTACGGTTATCGTGGTAGCGGCGGGGGCGCTTTCCGCTGCGTTGGGGAACTGGTCCGATGCCAGGGCGACGCCAAGACTCGCCGCCTTGGTGGTCTGGCCGACAGGCAGCAGCGTGGTCAGCCGTTGCGCGATGCGCTGGAGGCGCCCGTTCATCCCGCTTGACGCGGTATCGGTAGCCGGTGCCGTCTCGTTGACAGCCCCGATCAGCACGCCGTTAGCGGCGGCAGGAAAGTCAGTGATCTGTGTCCCGCTGGCATTCAGCAGGATGACGGGGCGGGCGCCCTCGCCGGTCGTGGAGTCTGCGATGGACGGCATCAGCGAGTACCCATCGAGTTCTGCCGAGCGCCGCTACCGGGACCGGGCCGCTTGGGGCCGAGCTTGTTGGGCGGCTTGGGGGGTGGCTTCATCGGGGGAGTCTTCTTGGCGGGCATCGCCGTGGTGCCCTTCACGCCTGCGGTCGTCCAGCCATTGGCCGTACGACGAGCACCGATCGCCATTGCTTCCTTCTTGCCCACGCCACGGTGGTCCATGATCCGCGCGATGGCCTCACGCTCACCGGGCTGCATCCCCTTCTGGGAGAATGCAGACTTCAGGTCCGCGTAGGGCAGCGTCGAAGGATTGACACGCCCCGTATCCGGGTTCAGCAACGGACCTTCGGGCGCCTTGGTGGGCGTCTTCTTCTCGAACGGGTTCCGGGCCTTCGGCTGGGCGCCAGGAGGCGCCTTCATCCCACCGGGCTGCTTGCGCCGCCCACGGGGCGACTTGGTGTTGGGCGGCATATCTGGTCCTGTCAGTACATTCCGCCACCCGGAAGGGTGGGTGCTGGCTTGGGGGGTGCTGGCTTGGCGATGGGGCCGGTCTTGCCGGTGCCACGATTGCTGCCAGTGCCCTTGTTCGGAGGCTTCTTCGGGAGGCTCTTGCCGCCACCCGTACCGCCACCCTTCGGCTTGCCGATGGGGGACGTGCCGCCGTGCTTGTGATGCGTCGGCTTCTTGGGCGGGTCAGGGTTCTTGCCGCCACCCGTGTGGTTCCCCGGCTTGTTGGGGTTCTTCGGTCCGTTCGGGTGTGGCTTCGGGTGTGGCTTCGGATGCGGCTTGGGGTGATGCGGCTTCGGACGATCCGGGTGCTGGGGCTTCGGTCGCGGCCTGGGACGGTGCGGTCCGTTGGGCCTATCCGGTCCCGGTGGGTTCGGGTTGTTGGGACCAGGTTCCTTCGGGGGCGGTTCCAGCCCCGCCTTGTACTTGGCGATGACCGCGTTCGCTGCTGCGTCCTCGCGCTGCGTGTCGGTCATCTGGGCGATGCGCGACAAGTCCTGCGGCATCCCATACTTTTTGTATACCTGGAGGTTCCGTTTGATATACGAACTGTCTACTGGCGACACGCTCTGCTGGTAGCCCGTCAGCACACCCGACTGGCCACCCTTGTCCGTGTTGGCGAACCGTGACGGCGCGGCATCCCGCCGCTGGGTCACCATCTAGTTCGCGGCAGCTTCCACTGCGGCCAGGGTCGTGGCGGCAAGGCTGATGGCCTGCCACGTCGTGGCGGTGGTGCAGATGGCAATGACCATCGCGCTGGCGGCGATGGCGGACTCGCCCGCGGTATCGGTCCCGCCATTGATCGCCACGGTCGCTGGGGCACTCGACCGGAGTTCGTAGCCAGTGGAACCATTCCGCAGGATCACGATGGTGCCGGGGGTGGGTGCCGGCAGGACGATGATGAAGTTCGCGTCAGACGACGTGACGGTGATGAAGTTCAGCATCCCCCGCGACGTGATGATCGCGGTGGTCAGGCCATCCGTGGTCGCAGTCCGGGCCACGTTGACCGTCGAGACATCCGCCACGGCGTCGATCTCGGCAGCGGTGGACCCGACCGCGGTACCGGCAAGCTGAAGTGCGGCGATGTTGACGCCTGACAGTCCAGCCGCGAGTTGCATCACGGCGCTGGAGTTGACCGATAGCAGTTCCGAGAACTTGTCAGTGCGGGCAGCGCGGGAATAGATGGCGCCGCCTGCCTCCAGAACGGCATCTGAGAGATTGGGCATGACGGCTCCGGGTGCTGAACATGGGATATCCCCGACAGACCACAGGTGGTGATCGTCGGGGAGGATTACGCGAGTAGGAAAGCCCGGAGTCTTGGCTTGCCCCGCTACGGGGAGACTCTTATCTCACTTCCTGGGATGCAGTCGGGAGAGGCTACACGCCAGACGGGGAGTCTCGGGATGGCTGGCTAGGCAGGCTTGCGGTCCGACACATTCAACCTCAAAAGGCTGTGCGGTCCAGCTACCTAGGCATCACGCTGAGACGTTGCTAGAGGTCTGTGATCCGGACTTCGATACGGTCGATGGACGGGCCGTCCGTCAACCAACTAGCGGTATAGGTTCTGCCGCCGTCGAAGTTCAGCACGGCGTTCGTCAGTCCTGACACGGGTGCTAGGAGGTCCGCCAGCAGGCGCTCGCTCCACACCCTGACGAGTTCGTCCCACGGGTCCGGTTCGGCGCGCCACTCCCACTCGCCCCACTCAGTCACGGGACTCGGCCCGTATCCGCTCGATCTCGGACGCGAAGTCCTCCACGCCCAGCCGCTCCATCGCGGTCAGCAGACTGAGCTTATCCGGGTGCCAGGACGGCAAGTCCTTCCGGTACAGGGTTTCCCACAAGCTCCAATCGGGACCGGACGTACGAGTCGTCAAGTTCCTGCTTGCAGTCGTCACACACCCAGATGTCGTAGAAGGGCCGGTCGGCAACGGGGACCCCTGACGGGTCAAGCGGCATGACCCCGGTGAACATCATCCGGAGTTGGTGCGCGCCGTTCGGGTGCTCGCACTCAGCAGTCAACTTCCGCCAGCAGGGTAGGCATCTCATAGAAGATCGACACGCCAGCCGGGATGACCAGGTTCACTTCAGCGCCCAGCACATCGATGAGTGCGGTATCCGCTCGCCTGACGGCATCCTCATGGGCCTCCATGACCGTGATGCCACGCTCCAGGAAGTACCACATCTCGCGCATCGCCAGGATGGCCTCCCGACCGCAGTCGGGGATCTCCATGCCATCGATGAACGCGATGCCCTCCTCGGACAACCGGGTGATGTCTTCACGCCCCTGCGGAGAGACACCGTTCGTCTGGGCCAGCAGCGCGATGGCAGCTTCGGTATCCGCATAGATGTCCGAGAGATCCCGACTGTCTGCGATCACCGGACTGCCGATGAGCGACACGCTCAGGATGATGCCTGCCAGGAGACGCTTCACTGTGACTGACTTTCTTTTTAAATCTCGCGCGTGTTCTCCGGTAGTTCACTTCTACAGTTATCTAACCACTGTATCGGTTCGTTCACTACCGTGGTGGGTCGCTTCGCTCCCTGCTTGTGGTCGTACTCACTGTTCGCTTACGCTCACAGTGAGTACTCCTCTATATATATAGCAATGTTGTACTGCTAGTTCATGCTCTATCCACTACACGTTTATAGTAAATGTAACCATTCCGCAACTTTAGTGGGTTCCAGGGGTCATTTCGGCACTTCCTACGGGGCGTGCAGCCTACTTCAGTCATTCAAAAATGGAGTTCGGCAGATCATGTTTCCTGGGGAGTAGAGGGGTTCTGGGACTTGTTGCGTGAGGGCATCTCTAGCCTCAGAGGATCGCGCCAGCGGTTGCCACCCGGCCAGGGGGGACGAACCGTTTCGCGAGACTGCGCGCATATGCCCTATGTGGGCCTCAGATCGTGTGCTGTCACGCTCACAAGGTGATCTTTGTTACATAACCATTGATGTCGGTACCTGTGATCAGGTGCGCTTTAGTCTGGGCATATGGGGCCAAGCTTACGGCGTAAGCCCCATAAGTAGTCACACTGCATCACACTGCCTCATGCTGTCTGACGCCTGTCCGTGTCTCTCACCCTACACTGTAAGTACGTAGTCGCCATCCGTGATCTTCCTATCTTGCATCCTGCATCCTGTGCAGCGACAATGTGCAGTGTCTGGGTTCACTCACTCATCGGAGGTTCGGCTATGTCTACGATCACAGTCGGCACGCGCGTGCATCATGCTGCGCCCGAGCCACGCGACCATCGCGAGGGTATCGTCCAGTCGGTGGACTCTGACGGACTGCTGACGGTTCACTGGTATCGGCTGTCGGACTCACTCGCAACTGCCATCGGCGCGACCGAGTACGTGTCGCGTATGGCACCTTCCATCCTCGTGGCATTCGACAGGGAGTCAGGACCCATGGTAACCAAGGACCAGCTAACGGCACGCAAGCGCGGCAAAGGTGGCACCGTGCTACGCCTCACGGATGGCCGCATCGTGGTCGTCAAGGACATGATGCAACGTGCCACGTACTACAAGCCCGACCGCATCGGAGTCGGGTCGCCTGACGATGGGCTAGCGTTCGGCATCACCCTTGACCAGATCGCGGAGATTATCTCATGAGCTACCAGCACACAGACGAACGCAACGGACTCTGCGGTCAGTGTATCGATGAGACGACGGACCACGGTCGCGACCCTGAAGCGCTCAACGCTTGCGCGGCAGCCTATCAGGACGCGCCCGGTATGTGCGCATGTGGTCATCCCGTCATCCTTCGCTGCGACGACTGCGGAACCGTCATTCGCGATGGCGTGTCATTCGACCATGACGAGACTCACGTTGCCACGTTGTCGGATATGACAACCTACGACCGAGCCATCGCCTACGCTCGCGAGCGTGGCGCTCGTGACGGTTCCAACGCCGGAGAATGGTACGCACAGGATACGTTCGGCGGTCGCGTGACGCGCCACGTTGCTGATAATGCACGTGGCGTGCTGGCCGCTATCGAGAACGGGGACGACTATGGAGGCCCGACAGCCGATCTTTCCGGAGAATGGGCCGATACGCTCACTGGCCCGCAACTGGTCGAGGATGCGTTGTTTCACGTCGATCCTCTCGAGGAACATCGAGCCGGTATCGATGGCCACGCCATATTCACCGATATCTGCGACGCATACGAGGATGCTTACCGCATGGCAGCCGACGATACCATCGCGCGCTTGGCACGGCTCGCCATTCCCGACGCGGACTAGTGCATATCCGATGCGCCCGACATCGGGCGCGCGGGATGGGCATTAGTCTCCCCATCACTCGTCAGGGAGTCTGCACAATGGCTACCAAGTTTCCCGACCCGGACGCATACGGCTCGATCAAGCCACGTCCGGCCATTGTCACGCTGTCATGGTCCGAGGATAAACCGGGCGGATATGGCACGCAGTATGCGCACCTAGAGTGTGCCGCGATGCGGCTCGATCCTGACGGTACACCGCGCAATGGTGGCCACCGTGACGCGCTGGAAGGACTCACAGCGACCGCACAATGGTCCCGTGAGGATATGGCGCAGTCTGGTGCGTCACAGCCCTACGCGTGGCAGGTGGCCTACCACGACGCATACCGGATCACATTCGAGGATGCCGAGAGGATGCTCGACACGCTGAAGGTGGTACGGCGATCATTCGAGCGTATCGCGCTGGACGCTGGGCAACCTACCGATTTTGGTACCTTCGCACTCCGGTTCGCTCGTGCCATCGGTGCCACGGCGGCCATGTTCCGCCCGACATCCTCGCAGCGTGCAGCATGGCTGTCTGATGGTGAATGGATCACTCTCGACGTTGCAGACATTCCAGGATGGTTCGCGCGCAGGACCGCCGAATATCGGGAGTCTGCGACCGCTTGACGCCATCCGATACCGCTCCGACTGTGAGCGGTACGGGATGCCGTTCGGCATCGTACATCGGAGGTCAGACAATGGCACGGAAACCGCTACCGAAACCGCCTACGATCGTGGCATACCGCCCTAACGGCGTGGAGTATCAGCGCGTTACATCATGGGACGTGGAAGTGACCGCTAACATGATGCGTGGAGCAATCCGCAACGATCGCGGGTGGACGCCAACATTCCGCGTGCTGTCTGGCGAGGGGCAGGACATCACACATGTCTACCGTGTCTGACCGCTGGAAGCCCTGCTATGTGGCGTGGCGAGAGTCTACCGCCCACGAGCTGGCCCGCTCGTGGCACGAGCACTATCCCGACCGCGAGTACCGCGTCCGGACAGTCCCCGTGACCGATGCTCAGGAACGCTACAACCGAGCCTATCCCACCGACACGCAGTACCGCGTCTCATACGCCGTTGAGGTTCGATGATGGATTGCAACCGACGCCCACCCGATCACCCTGCCGATTGTCAATGCACGTACCCGACACGCGGGCAGCGCAACCGTTGCGTCCGTTGTGGTTACATCATGCGCAGGTTGCCTTGCGCGAAGTCTCCCGGTCACGATGGCCCGTGCAGCTTTCAGGAGGCGCCATGAGTCCCGTTATGGTCCGGTACCAGGATGCGCAGGACCGCCTGCGCGACGCCCAGCGTCGTTATGAGGCTAACCGTTCCTGCAATGCATCGGAGACCGCCCTATCGGCAGCGATCAAGGATGTGCTGGTAGCGCGTGCCGATATCGAGTCATGCCGTCGAGCCTACTCGGAGGCATGGCACCGCCAGCACCCGGACGCCGTTTGCGAGGCCGGGGAATGCATGATGCCTATTGACTAGTGCCATGCATGGGATACACTGCACATAGCGAATCAGCATCATGCATCGGAGGTCAGGAACCATGCAAGGACCGAAGTACACGTACACCGATGACCGTCTCGACTCGCGGGACCTGTTGGAACGGCTGGACGAGCTAGCCGACCGCGAGGACGACGAGTCCGACCCGTTGGACGAGGACGAGATTGTGGAGCTAGTGATGCTCCGCGAGCTACGGGACGAGACCGAGGGCTATGCGGGTGACTCGTGGCGGGATGGCGTGGCGTTCGTCTCTGACCGCGATTTCGAGAACTATGCGCAGGAGCTTGCCGAGGATGTCTGCGACATCGATTTCGGGAAACTCGCGTGGCCCCTCACATGCATCGATTGGGAGCAGGCCGCGGGCGAGCTTCGGATGGACTACTCGTCCTGCGAGATCGATGGCCGCACGTACTGGTACCAGTAACCGCTAGTGCCCATCCGATAGCCCGATGCGACGGGCTACGGGATGCGTACCAGATGGTCCGCACGATATCGGAGGTCAGGAACCGATGGCAGCACGTATCAACGGCTTGCACCAGTGCAAGCACCCGACCCGCTATTTGAGTGAGTCTCAGGCGGCACGGGCCATGATCGCCCAATGGGCATTCGAGGATTGCAGCGCGTGCGTCAAGTGGGCGCGCGATGAGGCAGCCATCACGAACGCCCGAGACCTTGGCTTGCCCGATCTTATCGGGAGCGACAAGCAGGTTTCCTGGGCGCGTTCCATCCGTGAAGAGGCACGGGCGGCACTGTCCGACTACCTCGCCGCCCACGGCACCGTGCAGGACATGTTGGCGTCCGACGTTCTCATGTTCGGCATGGATGACGCCGGATGGTGGATCACTCGGAAGGACTGGGGACCGGACAAGATCGTGTCTGCGGTCTCCCCCATTGTGACCATTGCACTCGGCTATCGGGTGTCGCCATGACCCGCAAGCGTCCCGAAGTTCAGCCCTGCGGGGAGCGCCACGAGTCCTACCTCACCTGCGCAATCTGCTATCCGGTCCCGCCCGAGCGGCCCGAGAGACTGCAAGGTCCCGAGGTAGGCGATAGGTGCCTCTATCGCTCCAAGAGTTTCCCTGATGGCGTGCCGGTGACCGTCACGGCCCGGTCCTACGTGTGGGCACCGCACGATCCGGCCTACCACGGTGGCGCTCGGCGTTACGACTGGAAAGTCATTCGGATCGACCCCGACGCCACTCTGCCGCCGTTTTTCGGTGGCAGGGGTCTGTGTGTCGATGACAAGGACTTGACCCCTATCCGTATCGATGCGGTGACACTATGAGGCCGACCTTCGGTGATACCCGCCCATCGTTCGGCTATCCCGAGTCCGCCCACCGTGAGCATATCGAGCCCTACCGCCCCACGGTAGGCGTGCAGCTTGGCATCGATGGGTCGGAGCTACCAGCCGATGATGACGGCCCCGGTACGTATGAGGAAACGATGCGTTACCTGGGCATCTCCGAGGATGACGAATGATGCTCGTCATCATCATCCTCGCAATCTTCGCATGGGTGTGCATCATCACCATGATCATGTTCGATGACTGAGGAACAGCGGGACCTTGTCGCACTCATCATCAAGGTCATGGGCTGCATCGCCCGAGACGAGAACGATTGCACCTACCAGGACTTGGCTGCCGATCTGGTTCGCGCCGTGGAGGCCGTGCTGGACGCATTCGCCACGCTCCTACCAGACTCCGACGAGTAGGTCAATCCCGACTCACCCACTATGTATTACAACTTCGTATCCAAGGGGACATGGCCTATCGATACCGTGCGAGAATGACCCCCTGCATCCTGGGCTGATGCAGGGGGGATCAGTCCACACCCTGATGGGAGGGGACCTTGGAGTACCGGGCCAGTGTCGTCGTTACCAACGATGACCCGGACCCATCGCCTGAGTCGATCAGGCACCTTGTTCGCCATCGGCTGGAGGATGACGGGCTCGTCTCCGTCACGGTCATGGCTTGTGTAGGGGAGGTCAAGGATGCAGACATACCAGAGTCCAGCCCGAGTGCTGGAGACGGCCATGGCTAAGGCGGCATGGTCCGCCGACAAGCTGGGCCATCGTATCGGGCACTTCCTGCCCGACGTGGTGGGCAACGCAGCCCTGGCACAGTGCAAGGTCTGCGACGGCTACGCCTGCGTGGACCTTGCGGAAGGTCACGAGCCATATGGCAGGGCCGTGACGGTCCGTTGCCGATGAGGCGCTACCGGGACACCATCACATCATCCGAGGTCGTGATCCCCGTCCACCGACTGGCAGAGCTTGAACGAAAGGAGCGCGGTCATGACGCATATCTGTGGGCCACCAGGAGGATGGCAGACAAGGCTCGTATCAGTTGCTCCGACTACGCTCGGGCGCTGTACGACTTCTGCGAACTGGTAGCGGAGGCGCCGATGACAGATTGACAAAAAGAACTGGTCGAACAAGAAACCCCCGGCGAACGCCGGGGGTTTCAGTATGTCTGGGAGGTCAGGCTTCCAGACCGCTACATCATAGCAGACACATCAAGTGACGGCTGCCACTCCCTCCGTGGCATTTCCTGAACGGGAAACCTTGCGTGGGCCGCGCAGCACCCCCGTCCTTGGATCACTCGGGTCGGGGATTTTGGGTGCTGCGCCCTGCTGGCACCATTGAGTAGGCTGGACAGCACCAGGACCGACCCTAGGGCCGGGGATATGCAGTCGGTACTCCATGTCACGAGCGCCGCACTTGATACACAAGCGCCGTGCTGGATACGTCTCGCCGCATTGACGGCAGCGTGAGTCCAGTTTGCCCTGCTGCCACGCCTTCAGCATCTCGGGAGTCATGTGAGACCATCCAGATACGATCCCGTCAGCGGTTGCTTGAACTGCCGTTCGGCGTCACGCTCCATCTCCTCATCGATGATGGCGATGACCCCGGCCAGTGTGGACACCGTGGACTTCATGACTTCGGTACCTGGGTCCACGTTCCGGTCAGCACCCTCGATCATCTCGATGGTGGACTGGATCTCCTTCTGCCACTTCAGCACACGCTTGCGGGTAGAGAACGCAGCGGTGCTCACCGATGCCTCCCCTTGTCGCACTTCGGGCAGATACGGTCACCCTGGGCAGCCGACATCCGGCAGCCGGTACGGCAGGACTGGCAGGCGCACTTGCGGGTCATCCGTACTTCTCCACGAGCGCCTTGGCCTCTTGCCATGCTTCAGGGTTGCCGGTGTCTGCCACGTACCGGATGAAACCCATGAGCGTGCGGTTGACCGACTGGACCTGTAGCAGCGAGTCGTAATGAATGGCTCGCAGCAGGCTTTCTATCTCGTCATCCAGCCAACGGGCGTAAGCGGGACTGTCGCGTGGCGGGCAAGAGAAATCCTCGACATCCTTGATGAGGTTGCCCAGCCATGCCCGCAAGTCGTCCCTCCGGTCTTTCACAGGAGGCCACTGAAGTCGGGCGGCACGTAGTACGGACCCTTCTTGACCTTGCCATCAGCCCGCTTCTCGACGCCGATGATCTTGGTCATGTTGGAGCGGTGGACTTCCTCGAACCAAGGCAGGATGTCGATGCCCCACGCCACCGCCGTCCCCAGCGTGACGTACAGGATGTCGCACAGTTCCTTGACCGCATCCGTGAACGAGGGATCGGCGTTGAGCGTCGGGCCGTACTTGCCCAGCGAGATCATGCTGGCGGCAGACTCGAACTCCGATACCTCTTCGAGGATGAGGTTGATGCGCAGGTTGACATCACGGAAACCGGGTGTCTCGCCCACGGTCGAGCCTGTGGCGACGTGGAACTCGGTAACCATCCTCTGCATAGGATCTCGGGTTACGGTCACTCGGCTTCCTCCGTCTCGACCCACACCTTGCGCGTACCGGTCGGCTTTGGCAACACGCCCCGAGTGACTGGACCCCACTGCGGAAACTCTTTCTCCACCATCCCCAAAATGGGCAGGGCGGACCACATCTGAAACTCCTCGATGCCCTCGGTGTGATAGTCATAGCCGTATGTCTCGCCGTTCTTCACGGCAATGGCCTCTCGGTTGGCCTTCAGCGCATCGATGTATGCCTGCGCCAACTCTCGTGTCTCGAGCAGGCAATGCACGGTGTAATCGGAATACGAACCCGACGATATCGCGTAGACGGTCCTGACGCTGCTCACTGGATCTCCCACTGCACTTCATGCTTTCGGATGGCGGTCAACTGTCGTCGTCCGACGATGCCGTACTGCTGGCAGTAGGCGTCCCATTGGAGTCCCTGTGCTCGGGCGTCAGCCCGGAGGAACGTCCAAGCTGGATCGTCGTCAGCTTCTCCAGGAGCTTCGGTGTCGCCACCATCTCGATGGTCAACAGATGGGTCGAGCACTGGCAGTACCGGTCCCGTACCACCATCCCCGCCACCACCTGCGTCCGTGTCGGCATCTCTCGCAACGGACCATCGCACTTCAGGCAGCGCAGGAGACCCCTGCGCCGACGCTCCGTCCTTGTCGGTGGAGTAGGTGTCCCCCACTTGTTGTTCCGGTTGTAGTGCTTCACGCACATGCCAAGCGCCCGTGTCTCCCGGTCGCACTGCTGCCCGTCTTCGACCACGGGACATCTCACTTGAACCTCAATGCGGCCACCGTGACCGCGCTACCGAGTGCGTAGTAAGCAAGGTCGATGAGGATGCGTCCTGCGTCCAGCCCGCTCACCAGCAGAATGAGGGCCTGTGCTGCGAACAGCAGGACCCAGAACTGGATACGCCCATCAGTCAGCGCAGTCCTGACCCTCTCGGTCCTCTTCGGTGGTGGTTTCGGCGGGTTCGTCGTCGGTGTCGGCGGTAGGTTCCTGACCCTGATCGTCATTCCTGACCTCCTTCAGCAGTTCACCCAGCGGGTAACTGGACAGCAGACTCTTGGCGATCTCGTATCGAGCCTCAGCCCGCGTGATGTCCTCGATGTAAAGCTCGTCGGCACCGGCCTTGGCCTGTGCGTCCGTCTTGGCGGTCATGCGTAGCCAGAGGAAGTGCATGGCCCATGCCTTGCGGAGTCGGCCCAGCTCGTTGGCTACGTCAAGGAAGGTCATGAGAGAAATGCCCGGATGAAATAGACAATGAACCCGATCATCACGACGACGCTCACGAACCCAAACATCAGTGCAAGGACTGCGAATATCGTCATCAGGATGCGGTCGAAGGCGTCATTGCTCATGCCTTTCTCCTGATGCGTGCCACTTCCGCCTGCGTCCACCGCTCACCACGTTCCTGGGCCTTGGCGCCCACCGGACTGTTCAGGAAGATGCTGGATATCTCCTCATCGGAGTAGCCCATGCGGGCCAGCCACACACCGGCCCGGAACTCGGTCTCTGATCGGGCGCCCTTAGGCGGGTCCTGATTGATGAGATCGGACAGCCATTCCGGGGCATCCTCCCTGCGCTCATGGGGAGTGATGACGTGGTGGACCGGACGACTGAATGACTCCACCATCTCATTGAAATCAGACAGGTCGAACAGGCGTGTCGTGTCCAGCTTCAGCAGGCGGACGGGGATGGGGTTGTCGGGGTTCTTGTGGTTATGGAGACCCGGCAGTCTCAGGATGCGCGGGGCATCGAAGCACGCGTCGGCACCCATCCATTTCGCCACCGCCTGATTGACCAGTACGGCGTCCTTCGTCGGTACCGGTTCCCGTAGTTTCCAGTACGCATGGAACCCGTGTCCGCTGTCCACCAGAACACTGGCGGGTACGGGGAAGCTGAGCACTGCGTCAAGGGCACCGGCATGTCCATCCTCGAAGTCGTGGTCGTCAAGATCCGCCCACAGGACACCGGCCAGGGGTACCACGTCATCGGCGGTACCGGCCTTGGACTGTCTGGGCAGCACACCGGCATAGACATCCCAGCCATCGGCGTCCAGCGTCACGGCATCTCCGATGATGGCGTGTGGCGGCCAGTAGAACGCTCGCACGACATCCTGACCGGGCTTCATGGCCCGCATCTCGGTGTATCCGACATCGGGATGGACGAAACTGAGGAAGTCCCTCATCGGATCTTTGTCAGCGTGGCATCGAAGTTGGCACCGGGGAACGCTGGCTCAGGGATTGCCTGATACTTCGGCTGGACCCGTTCCTTGACGATGGGCCGCTCGGCCATCGGGCCGCGTCTGCCGCAAGCGCCACACTTTCCGATGTGATAGCGGCGTGAGGCGTCAGTCGTTCCTTCCGCGACGACACGCTCGGAACCACAGTTGCCGCACTTCACCGTCGTCGCCCACGGTCATACCGAGCCTTGGTGGCCTTGGCACAGGTGCGGCAGAACAGCATCCCCCGGTCGGTCACGTCACGATCGACATGGCCCTGGGGGCAGGGGGAGGCAAGATCCTCGGCATCCTTGCACCACATCGGATGCCAGACGCCCCATTGGGTGTAGTCGGGAGGAAGTTGCGGACGAGTCATGCGGCACCCCACTGTTCTGCCATCGCGGCAGCGATACCGGGATAGGTTCGACTGCGGTCACGCCAGCGATCGGGGCCGGGGGCCATGCGATGAACGCGAGCTTCTCTGCCGTCCACGATGTCTGTGGGCACCAGCTTGGGCAGCCCCTTCAGCCAGAGACAGGTAGCTTTGGTCTCACCGTGACCGAACATCCAGGGCTGGACAATCTGATCGGGTTTGCGGATGTGGCTGCTGATGATCGAGACCGGGTTTTCCAGCGCGATCCTGGGGATGTCGGCGTCCAGCAAGGTGCGCACGAAATCGAGTGCTCTTTGCTGCCTGCCATCGGCCCGCTTGGCGGCGAAATGGCGAGCACCCGAGACTGCGATATCCGTACACGGGGGGTGAGCCACCATCAGATCCCAGCCGAGAGGAATAGCCGCAGTCAGGACATCACCCTTGATGTGGTACATCGACGGTCGTTCCGTTTCCAGCAGATCGCATGACCATGCGTCGTGTCCGCGATCCCGAAATGCGTTGCGGACCACCCCGGAAAATTCACAGGCCACGAGCACCCTCATCGGTCGTAGGCCTCCAGGGCTGCCTGTAGCGTCTTCGCGTCCCGGCCACGATCCCGTAGCTCCTGGTAGTTCATCCACGGACCATTGGCAGCCTGCCTCACGGTGGCATCCACAAGGTTCCGCAGTGCGGTCTCCGACCGCTGGTAGCGGTCAAGCTCTGACAGCAGGACGGCCACGTCATGGGCATAGTCGAGACATTGGCCGGTGTCGGTGGCGACCTTGACGCGGAATGCGTAGGGCGCTAGATCGATCAAAGGTCGTCCGACGCTTCCACCTGAACCGCCCGGTACACGCTCATCGGCACAAAGTCATGCCACGTCTTGCCGCCCGACTCCTGCGTCTTGTAGGTGCCCTCCAGCACCAGCCGGTCACCCTTCTCGGATGCCAGCAAGGCCGCCATCGGGTTCTTGCCGAACGCTGAGATCCCCAGCAGGTAGTCGTCGCCCTTGTCGTAGGACTTGTTCACGGCGCCCAGCGCCTTGACCACCTCCTTGCCCGTCTTGGTCGTGCTCGACTCCGGGTCCCTGACCAGCCTCACGAGACGAAAGTCGAACTCGGGCCACTTGCGCTCTTCTGCCATCAGTTACTCCCTTGCATCCTGTTCAAGACTGACTATGCAACCCACGGGGCAAACGCCTTCCGGTCCTTCTTGCCGACCGACTCGAACACCACACCCGTCAGGGCGTGTGCCACCTGACTGGCGATGCGCTCGACTTCGACATCCATCAAATCGATGATCGCCTGACCACCTGGGCCTGACTTCGCTGCCACCTGACCGAGCATCTGCTGAAACTCCCAGAGCACAAGGTGCATCAGTTCGTGGACGATGTGGAAGTCGATGTTGGCGCCGCTGACCTCCGGGTCGATACGGACCTTGGCGACCCGGTACTGCGGCGAGATCCGAGTCAGGGCGGTGGCATCCTTGCCATCCTTCTCCGACCAGTGCGGGTCATACCGGATGTCCCAGCCACCTAGACGCAGTTCGTCCCGGTAGAAACTGATACGACTGACGATCTCCGCTTCGGTCAACCGGTCACCCTCACCTTTCCAAGGTCGAACTTCAGATACAGCGTGGCCCCGGCAGGACCGTCGCGGTTCTTCAGGATGGACAGCTCCATCTCCTCGCTGTACTTCTTGGCACGCCATAGGCCGAATACGATGTCGGCATCCTGTTCGATGGCGCCGCTGTCCCGTAGGTCCGACAACCTGGGGCGCGTGTCGTCCCGGTTCTCACTGGCCCGACTCAACTGCGACAGGGCCAGCAGCGGACAGGCGAATTCTCTGGCGATGGCCTTCAGTTCCCGACTGATGCGGGAGACCCTGATGACCTCGGGCTCGCCGGGATCTGACAAGAGTTGCAGGTAGTCCACGACGATGGCCTTCACGCCACCATGTCGGAGTCTCAGCCGTGAGGCGTTGGCCCGGACCGTACCGGTGGTGATGCGCGGCTCATCGATGATGAACAGTTCCGAGCTTGACAGCCCGGAGAACCCGTCACCGCGCCTGCTGAGGCGTCCGAGTAGCTGCCGCTTGGACATCTCCACGGAGGCGAACAGCACCGGCTGCGATGATCCCTCGGCCCATGTCAAGGCCATCTCCATCGCCAGGGCCGTCTTCCCGATGTTCGGGCGTGCTGCCAGGATGATGAGTTGACTCGGCTCCACCTGCTGGATGTTGTTGTCGAGTACCGAGATACCCCACGGGAACCCACCGACCGCTGGCCGATACTCAGCCACCGCATCGGAGAGTCTGATGAGACTGCCGGTGCCGCGCTGCTGGGCCATGACGGTTGACGCCACGTCCTGCACCACATCGGTGATGCCAGCCTCATCGGAGGCGTTATGGATGGCTTTCTCGGCTGTCCGCAGGGACGTGATGGCCCTGCGCTGACTGGCGTTGAACCGGATGATCCGTGCGTACTCCTCCACCGGGGCCGATGTCGCACGGTTCAAGAATTCCAGCGGGTCCCCCAGGTCCACACCGGCTGACTTCAGGGTGGTGGCATCCACCCTGCGTGCATCGCCAGCGTTGGCGACCATCACGCCCCATGCCTTGCCGAAGGTCTGATCGTGGAAGTCGGAGACCTCCAGCCTGCCGACCAGACCGGGGATGGCGGATGGGTCCACCAGCAGCTTGGCTACCAGCGCACCCTCGGCCTCTGGGCTATGTGGCAGCCCGGTCATGCCAACCGTGGGTCATCCACACCGGTCTCGTCGGTGGCCTCATCGATGGGCCGCCTGCGGTTCTCCACCATCCAGATGGCAAGCCACTTCTCCCACGCCCACTCACGGATGGCGAAGGTGGGGCCGTGCTGCCATAGCCAGTCGTAGATGCGCTTCATCCCTGCGCCCCAACGAACAGACCTTGCCAGTCCTGAAGCACCGTGGTGACCGTCACCCGCCGACGCTTACCGGGGCCGGGGGTCTCCACCTTGACGAGCCATCGCGCCTGCCCCTTGTCGTTCGGCAGCTTCATGATGTCAGACCAGTCCGTCTCATTGAACCGTCCTCCCGACTTGACTTCCGCCGTGTGGAGTGCGTTGTCACCGATGGAGCGTCCATCCACCTGACCATTGCCAGGGATGTGCTCCAGCCCCATCGACTTCAGCACTGATCGCTGGATGGCAAGGCCCCGCAATCGGTTGTTCTTGCCGCGCTTCGAGGGGTCAGGCTCCATCGGTTTCCCAAGTTCGTCCCATGACGCTGGCCCACGGCATGACCAGTTGCTCGAACTGCGCTTCGGTGAGGAGATCCTTGGAGATCAACGCTGCGAGGGCGGCCCAAGCAGCGCCCCGAGCAGCGGCCCAAGCAGCGTCCCAAGCAGCGGCCCAAGCAGCGTCCCAAGCAGCGTCCCAAGCAGCGCCCCGAGCAGCGGCCCAAGCAGCGTCCCAAGCAGCGGCCCAAGCAGCGTCCCAAGCAGCGTCCCAAGCAGCGCC